CTACTATAGCAGGACCACAAGGTGGATCAGCACTTAATGGTGAAACACTAAAAGCAGAAGCACAGGCTGAATTAGAAAAACTACAAAGCGACTTATCATTACAAGTTGGCGGTGGTGTTGGCTATGGTTTCACAATAGGTTAAAAACCACCTAAGTTAACGCTAACGATTTTAGTTCCTTGTAAATACAATATGTAACAAGGAGAAGTCATGTGTTCACCAGAAGTACGTAAAGAAGCCAACCGTTTAAATTGGATTATCAAAGGTAAACTAATTGATATATCCTGGAGCGACATAGAAGTCGAAAAAACCTACCATTCATATTTTAAAAGACTTTGGGGAAATAATGAAAGTTATATCTACGAAGACGGATTTGAAGAAGAATATCAAAAAAGACTTGACAAGCACTAATAACGAGTATATACTGTAAAGATACTTAAAGGAGTTTATATTAGTGTTACCTAAATTACTAGTTGTTGGGCATGGCCGTCACGGCAAAGACACTGTTTGCGAAATGTTAGAAGCATACGGTTATACATTTCAATCATCGTCAAAGTTTTGTTCAGAACTTTTTATATTCAACGATCTAAAAGATCAGTATGGGTACGCCAACGAAGAGCAATGTTACGCAGATAGACACAATCGTCGTACTGAATGGTATAATATGATACATGACTATTGTAAAGATGACTTAGCACGTTTAGGCCGTAACTTATTTGCAGATCACGATATCTATTGCGGGTTGCGTAATAAGCGTGAATTCTTTGCAATGCAGAATGAAGAAATATTTGACCATGCTATATGGGTAGATAGAACAGATCACTTGCCTTTAGAAAATTATAGTTCTATGAGTATTGAACAATGGATGTGTAATTACACTATTGACAATAACGGAGATCTACAAAGATTAAAAAAGAACGTAGATGTGTTAATAAGAACAATTTTTAAAAATCGGGGATTAAGTCTCCCTGCTTCCAGCGGGTACCTTCTTTCTGAATTACACGTTGACAGTTAGCACATATTGTTTTTAAATTTGTTGGGCGGCAATTATTTAGATCGCCGTCTACATGAAACACATTAAACTGTTCTTGATGATTACTTTTAAATCCACATTTCTCACATTCTCTTTTTTTAGTGTAACCAGACTGTTTCCATTTAGGAACACCGATACTTTTACCACCTGTCCTTAAACACCGTTCACACCTCTTACGATAGTAAGTTTTATTACCTTTTTTGTAGTTAATAGCTGCAGGACGCTGTCCGCAGACGCATAATGGTCTCATACTGTATTTACCTCACCTTTTTGGTCCCTTTTTTATGGTGTTTTCGACGTCCTTTTTTATCCTAGATGCTAAATACATATAACAACTTATACCTAATAGGAGAACAAAATGGCATTAACATCACCAGGAGTACAGGTTAGCGTAATAGACGAAAGTTTCTATACCCCAGCTGAACCAGGTACAGTACCAATGATATTCGTTGCTTCCGCTGAGAATAAACTCAATGGCGCAGGCACAGGGACAGCAGCAGGAACGACTAAGGCAAACGCAGGTAAGCCGTATTTACTTACTTCGCAACGAGACCTTACTGAAACCTTTGGCGACCCAACTTTTATAACAGATTCAAACAACAATCCAGTACACGCAGGAGAACTTAACGAGTACGGATTACAAGCAGCTTATTCAATGCTTGGTGTTAGCAATAGAGCATATGTTGTTCGTGCAGACATCGACCTTAATGAATTAAAAGCATCAGCAAATGCACCAGCGGCTGCACCAGCAGACGGAACAAGTTGGTTTGATACACAAACTTCAACTTTTGGTATATTTGAATGGAATTCAAATTCAGCTACTACAACAGGTGGACAAACTTTTAGTAATAAAGTTCCAACTGTTATCACAGACGTAACAAAACTAGTTGGCAATAGTGCAACAGGTAACCCTAAGACATCAGTTGGCCAAATTGGTGATTATGTGGTTGTTGCAACTACAACAGTAAATAAGTTGTTTTACAAAAATGCAAGCGGTGCTTGGGTACAAGTTGGAAGCACAGCTTGGAAAGGCAGTCATGCTACAGTAAAAAGTTCTTCAGCTGTTGCTAGTGTTGCAAGCGGAGTAACAATGACAATTAATAGTGCTACTGTTACATCAAGCGGAACATCATTAACTGACGTAGTAAGTGACATTAACGGTTTATCAATTGCAGGCGTTTCAGCGGCAGTAGTAGATAGCCAGTTAGAGCTTTACAACACAGGTGCTTCAACAGCAACTATTATTATTGCAGAAGGAACAGGACTTGCAGACGATGTTAAGATTCCAGCAGGAACTTATGCAATTCCAGCGTTATCAACTGCTCCACACACAAGCGTACCAGAGTATAAGTCAACTGACACTACTCCAAGACCTACAGGCAGTATTTGGTTTAAAACTACTGAGCCTAATTTAGGTGCTCGTGTTAGAGTTAAGCAATACGCTGTTGGAACAGGAACATGGACACAAGTTGCAGCTCCAATTTATGCTAACAACCAATCAGCATTATATGCGATGGACAAAAGCGGCGGTGGTGCAAACTTAGCAGCAGGTTCGTTATATGTACAAACTAACGTAGCAGAAGAAGCTGTTAACTTAGCAACATTTAAAATATTTGAAAGAGCAGCAGCAGGCGCTACTATTGTAACAGGTTCAGCTGTAGCAGCTCAACTTTCAGCACAGAGTTATGCTTTTGGAATTCAAGAAACTTTAGCAAATAACGCGGCATTACAAACAGCAAAAACTGTAACATTTACAGCAACAGGTGCTTCAGGTGATGCAGACGTACTAGCAGGCGCTATTAACAGTGCAGGATTTACTAACATTGTTGCAACAGTTGATGCAGCTAATAAAGTTTCAATTAAACACACATTAGGCGGAGATTTCCGTATTAACGATACAGGCGGCGCATTAGCACTTATTGGCTTTGCTGCGTATGTAGATGCAAATACAGGAACTCCAAACTTATATGCTGTACCAGCAGGCGATTCAGTTAATGACTTTGTTGCTTCAAACTGGAAAGTATTAGCATATACAGCAGGCGAAGATGCACCAACAGCATTAACAGCAGACGGTACACTTTGGTACAATTCAATTGTAGACGAAGTTGACTTAATGATACATAATGGTACTACTTGGGTCGGATACTTAGACGCATCAAGTCCATTTTATGCAGGTACTGACGGTGACAAAACAGATCCAGAAGGACCGCAAGTTTCAGCTTCAGAGCCAACATTACAATCAGATGGAACAGCACTTAAAAATGGTGATATTTGGATTAGCACAGCAGATTTAGAAAACTATCCGCTAATTTACAAATATAACGGTTCTACATTAAAGTGGGTATTACTAGATAAAGGTGATCAAACTACTGAAGATGGTGTACTATTTGGAGATGCTCGTTATAATACAGCAGGTTCAAACAGTGCTGCAGCAGGCGACATTAAAGACTTACTAGTAAGTAACTACTTAGATGCAGACGCTCCAGATCCAGCTTTATATCCAAAAGGTATGTTGCTTTGGAACACAAGACGTTCAGGATTTAATGTTAAGAAATTTGTAAGAAATTATGTTGATACATCATTAGATAATGCACGTAGCGGCGACGAGTCAATGAGTGCTTACTACACACACCGTTGGGTAACTGAATCAGCTAACCAAGACGACGGTTCCGGTAGCTTTGGTGCTAAAGCACAACGTAAAGTTGTTGTTCAAGCAATGCAAGCAATGGTTAACAGTAATGACGAAATTAGAGATGATGAGTCAAGAGTGTTTAACTTAATGGCAACACCAGGATATCCAGAACTAATTGGCGAAATGATTTCATTAAACTTTGATAGAGGCTTAACAGCATTTATTGTAGGTGATTCACCAGCTAAATTAAAATCCGATGCTACATCACTTAACGAGTGGGGTTCAAATGTGAAACTTGCTGTTGAAGATAATGGCGATGGACTAGTAAGTAGAGACGAGTACTTAGGTGTATTTTACCCATGGGGCTTCTCAAGCGATAATGCAGGTAACAACGTAGTTGTTCCACCAAGTCATATGATGCTAAGAACATTAGCGTTAAGTGATCAAGTTAGTTATCCTTGGTTTGCACCAGCAGGTACAAGACGCGGTGGCATTACAAATGCTTCAGCTACAGGGTACATTGATGCAGAAGGCGAATTTATAAGTGTTGCACTTAACGAAGGTCAAAGAGATACACTGTACAGTTTAAACATTAATCCAATTACGTTTATTACTGGTGCAGGACTTGTTAACTTTGGTCAAAAGACTCGTGCAAGAGGCGCTAGTTCTTTAGATAGAATTAACGTTGCAAGACTAGTAATATTCTTACGTAGTCAACTTAACAAGTTAGCTAAACCTTATATCTTTGAACCAAATGATAAGATCACACGTGATCAAGTCAAACAAGCAGCAGAAAGTTTATGTTTAGAACTGGTTGGGTCAAGAGGACTATACGACTTCTTAGTTGTATGTGACGAAAGTAACAATACACCAAGCAGAATTGACAGAAACGAGCTTTATTTAGATATAGCAATTGAACCAGTTAAAGCAGTTGAGTTTATATACATTCCACTGAGATTGAAAAATACTGGTGAGATAGCAGGCTTGTAAGAATGATAAATAATACTATAACAGGAGCAAATTAAATGGCTATTTCATCACTATCAAAAATTACAGTTCCACTAGCAAGTGACAGCAGTTCTTCCAACCAAGGACTGTTGATGCCAAAACTTCAATATCGCTTTAGAGTGAGCTTGGAGAACTTTGGTGTAAGTGCAGGGGAAGTTACAGAATTAACAAAACAGGTTGTTGATGTTACTAGACCAAACGTTAGCTTCGAAACTATGACGATTGACGTTTACAACTCAAGAGTATACCTAGCAGGTAAACATACTTGGGAAGCTATTACATTGAACTTAAGAGACGATGCAACAGGTGCTGTTCAAAAATTAGTCGGCGAACAACTACAGAAGCAATTCGACTTTATGGAGCAATCAAGTGCTGCAAGCGGAATTGATTATAAGTTCGTAACTAGGATCGAAATACTAGACGGTGGTAACGGTAACTATGCACCAACTGTGTTAGAAACTTTTGAAGTATACGGTTGTTATTTAGAAAGTGCAAACTATAACACATTAGCATACACTGCTAATGAGCCAGTTACAGTTTCACTAGCTATTAAATACGACAACGCTATACAAACTCAAGGCGCTAGCGGAGGCGGTGTTGGTACTGCTATTGGCAGATCAGTTGCAGCTATTGCATCTACAACTGGTGTAAGCTAAACGTAATTGTAATTACAAAATTAAAGAAGGGATCTTTTATAGGTCCCTTTTTTTTATCTACGCATATAACTCACATGGATAAATATTAGTATGAGCAAGTTTGGCGGATTTTTAGATAATTTAGTAAGTGGGGCTTTAAACCCTAAAGGTGACATGGCGGACTATCGTCATGCTTCCCGACTATACACAGATGATAACTTTAGATTAGCACCCAAGACTAAGTTTCTTTATCATGTAGCATTTAATCTAAATGAAGACGTAATTAAAAAGGTTCGTCCCAACTTTGATAAAAAGCATGGACTAGAAGTTAACATGCTAGTTAAGACAGCAGACTTACCAAAGTATAATATACAAACTGAAACTAAGAACAAATATAATCGTAAGAAAAATCTACAAGTTAGATTAGACTATGATCCAATTAATATTACATTTCATGATGATAATATGGGTCTTACTTCTTATCTTTGGGAAAGCTATTATAGGTATTACTACGTAGACGGTAACTTAGGAAGCCTAGATGCAGCTGGCAAACCTAACCAAACATCTGCAGGATTTATGCCGCATAATACATATGAAGGCAAAACATTAAATAATTTTAGATACGGCTTTGATAATAATTCGTATGCACCATTTTTTAATAGTATTCAAATTAGCCAAATGGCTAGACATCAATACATAACATATACATTAGTTAATCCTATTATTAGTAGTTTCCAACATGATACTATGGATCAATCAGCTGGTGGCGAAACATCACAAAATACAATGCAAATATTATACGAATCAGTATTTTATAGTACAGGTGCTGTTGAAGAAGGTAATGCTCCTGTTGGGTTTGGTACAGAACATTATGATACATCACCTAGTCCAATTAGTTTAGCAGGCGGCGGTGCAGCTAGTTTACTCGGCGCAGGCGGAGTATTAGCCGGTGGTGCAAGTGTGTTTAGTGATCTTAGTAGCGGTAACGTTGGATTAGGAACATTAATTAAAGCAACTAATACAATTAAAAATGCTAAAAAATTAACTAAAGAAGGTGTACGTAACGAAGGGTATAGTGTAGTAGGTAGAGGACTATCATCTGCAACAGGTGCAAACGTAAGTGGCTTAGCAAACTCAAGTTTTCCAAAAAGCGGCGGAACAGGACAGAATAACGTTACAACAGCAACTCCTGTTGTGACAAAGAAAGTTGATAAGATGCTTTCTAATGTACAAATAGAAACAGAATTAGCAAATACACCAGGGTTAAAAGATGCTGTAGCAAAACAATTAGTTGCTACTGGTGTAGTAGCATCAACAGTAGCAGGGCTATCAGAGGGTAATGCTGTTGGACTAGGAGTATATGATACACTAACAGTCCAAGAGAAAAATGCAATTAAAAATGAAGTTGATGAAAAAATTGCTTCTGGAGATCCTAGGGTCCTTTCAGTTGGTAATAAAATAGTTACTTCATATAGAGCAACGCAAGGAATTACATCTAATGTCTAGTAACTTACCAGTACAAACTAACGACTCAGCTGACGGAACTAAAAGATTTTTTGATCAGTATTTTACAGAGTCAATATCATATCCAAGTAACCAAGTTGATGCAGTTGTTGGCTTTTTTGAAAACAAAGGTTTTGAAAAATTAGCTGCAAGAAGCACAGCAACAGTTATATTACAACAAGCCAAAATTGATAATGTAAACGTATTTGAAATAATTGATACTCTTAAAGGATTAAATAAAATCCAACTCAGTGAAATCGTTGCTGAAATTTTAAATTATGATAGAAACAAAGTCAGTACACTAGGCTTTCGGTCAACATCAGTTTCAGAAAAATTAGAACGAAGAAACATTGTAGAGTAATATCATGGGCCGTTTTGCACAAGGCAAGTATACTCCAAAATATCCAGAAAAGTATGTAGGTAATAGAACACCAACTTATAGAAGTAGTTGGGAGTTTGCTTTTATGAAATTCTGTGACGAACATAAAAGTGTAGAAAAATGGGCAAGCGAAGCTGTAAAAATACCTTATAGAAATCCATTAACAGGTAAACATACTATATACGTACCAGACTTTTTTATAGTTTATACAGGTAAAAAAGGTGGACAACAAGTCGAACTTATTGAAGTTAAACCTGAGAATCAAACAGTATTTGAAAAGTTAGGCCGTAGTAGGCATAATCAAGCTGCTTGGGTAGTTAATCAAGCAAAGTGGGAAGCTGCTTCTAAGTGGTGCAAATCAAAAGGTATTCGTTTTAGAGTAATATCTGAAAAAGATATTTTCCACAGCGGCAAAAGACGCTAAATAATACTAGCATATAATGGAAAGATCCAATGACTAAAAAATTAGAAGACTTATTAAATTTGCCGGACTCAAAAGAATTTATTGATGATGCAAAAAAAGAAAAAGTAAAAACCGCAGTTATTGAACAACAAGATACGTTTCGTGATATAGCAGAGTTTGATAAAATTGCTGGCGCATTGCCTGCAGTAAAAGGGTTAGGCGAAAAAGCAGACTCTGAATTAAATGATATTGCTGACCGTGCGTTAACGGCATATGACGATCTAATGGATCTTGGTATGAATGTTGAGAGTCGTTATAGTGGTCGTGTGTTTGAAGTTGCAGGCGGCATGCTTAAGACTGGCCTTGATGCTAAAGTAGCTAAACTTAATAATAAGCTAAAAATGGTAGAACTGCAACTTAAAAAAGAAAAAATGGACAAAGATTCCATAGATACCGGGGACGTTGTTAACGGAGAAGGCTTTGTAGTAACTGATAGGAATAGTCTACTAGAACGCCTAAAAGGTATTGATAAAGATAAATAATATATACGATAGGAAATACTAACATGAAATCTTTCACAGAATTTTTAACAGAAACAAAAAAAACGTACCCTTTTAAAATAGGAGTAGCAGGTGAGTTACCTGAAGGCTTTGCCGATTCATTAGAAACAGCATTAAAGAAATATGATGTTGTTAATATGTCAGCAGGGAAGAAAACTCCAATACAAGAAAGACCGTTAGACTTTCCACAACTACAAAATACAGAAGTAACTTATTTTGAAGTATCAGTAAACTATCCAACAACAACACAAGTATTACAAGAATACCTAGCAAAATGTTGTGGAATAGACCAAGGTCATTTTATTGTTCGTAATCCAAACGAGCCACAAGAAGAATACCAAACGCCTAAAGAAGACGGCGAGTATGAGCCAATGTTAACACAAGAAGACATGGGCGGCACAAGTGGTCAAGCAGAAGTTGGAAGCAACAGAGTAATGGACTTACTAAAAGAGCTTGAAGTTGCACGTAAAGAACGCGACATGGATCCTACTGAATCAGCAGTAACAGGCGAAATAGTAAAAGACGAAGACATTAAAGAAAACGCTACTAGCGTAATAGGGAGTTAATTATGGATTTAAAGAATCTAATTCAAAAAATGGACAACATTGAATCTTCAACAGAACAGTTGAATGAGTCAGTTGTTAACGAAATGGGATATCCGGAAAATCCAGGTACTCCAGTAAGCATGAACGTGAGTATAAATGCAAGCGGAAAAGAACATGTTGCAGACTTAATTGACATGATGAAAAATGCAGGAATTGGCGATGTTGATGGCGATTCAGAAGCATCAGGTCCAATGCGTGGCGATATGGAAAAATTTAGAAGTATGATTGACGAACCATATGATGGTAAAGGTCATGAACACTTTGGTACAGATAAAGATATTGATGATCCTGAAGAGCCAGGACAAGACGAAGTACCAGGCGATGACGATTCTGAAGAAGGCTTCTTAGGTGGAGTAGCAGGCGGAGTAGCAGGTTCTATGGCAGCCCCGGCAATAGGTGGTGCTATAGGTGGACCAGTTGGTGCAGCTATAGGTTCTACAGTAGGACAATTGGCTACAACAGCAGCTGGCGCTCATATAGGCGACAAAATGACTGATGACGTAGCAACTGAAGCAGGTTATGACAACTCACCAGAAGAAGAATATAGAGATCATAACTATATGACAAAAGATATAAGTGGAGGCATTAACGGCGAAAAGCCAAAAGGTGCAATCCGTGCAAAAGATCCAGCAATGCATCAAACAGTTGAAGCTAGTGTTAAAGAGCAACTTTGGGCAGCATTAAATGAAAAAATGGCAGCCGAAGGACGTGGACGTGGCAAAAAGAAAAAAGTAAAAGAAACTGATTGTCCTGAATGTGGTAAGCCAGGCAAACAGAAATTAATGGCATGTGCATCATGCGGTTGTAAGTAACAACTTTATTAAATTTTAATAAATCCAAATAGGCTCTTAGGAGCCTATTTTTTTCTGTAAATACTTTTATGACAGATTGGACCAAGTACTTTGAACATATAAAACCTGTGTGTCCGTGGAGCGGAGCGGCATGGAAAAAGGGTGAAATAAAAGTAAAATACTGGGATAACGAAATAGAAGAACTAGATAACAATCAAGCAATTATATACATTTGTAAAGGATACAATCGTAGACGTCTTAAAAAACTTTGCAAAAAAGTTGACGTAAGCGAGAAATACGAATGGTTGTGGAGTGAACCTACACACGGTGATTATGCTTCTCCAGTTCCAATACTAATACAACAAGACAAACGTAAGCTATTTGATCTAAGATTCGATACAGGCTACTACGACGATATAATTGGTTAAATACTATTATGAGTAAGAGTTTAGACGGTGTTCTCACCAAAAAAGCAAATCAAAAAGAAACGTTCAACGAAGAACAAATTCAAGACCTGGCCAACTGTATGGATCCGGATAATGGATATATGTACTTTGCACGTAAGTTTGCATTCATACAACATCCTGTACAAGGTAAACTATTATTTGATCCGTATGAGTATCAATTACGATTAATGGATAGTTATCACAGTTTTAGATTTAATATAAACATGATGCCTAGACAAACAGGCAAAACTACGTGTGCTAGTATATACCTTGCTTGGTATGCTATGTTTAATTCAGATCAAACTATACTTGTAGCAGCACACAAATATACAGGTGCCCAAGAAATTATGTCACGTATACGTTACGTGTATGAAACTTGTCCAGACCATATTAGAGCAGGAGTTACAAGTTATAATAAACAATCAATTGAATTTGAAAACGGATCACGTATTGTAGCACAAACTACAACAGGTAATACAGGGCGTGGTATGAGTATATCATTACTATACTGTGACGAGTTTGCATTTGTGCAACCTAATATTGCTGAAGAGTTTTGGACTTCAATATCTCCTACACTGGCAACAGGTGGACGAGCTATTATTACTAGCACACCTAACAGTGACGAAGATACGTTTGCTATGATATGGAAACAAGCAGAAGAAAAGTTTGATTCTCATGGTAACGAAACTGATGTAGGTATAAATGGATTTCATAGTTTTGTAGCACAATGGGACGAACATCCAGATAGAGACGATGAGTGGAAAGAAGAAGAAATTGGACGCATAGGCGAAGAAAAGTTTAGGCGTGAATATGGTTGTGAATTTCTTGTATTTGACGAAACACTTATTAATAGTATATATTTGGCAAACATGGAAGGCAAGAATCCTGTATTAAATATGGGCCAAACACGTTGGTACAAAAAGCCAAGTAGTGAATTTACATATGCTGTTGCACTTGATCCTAGTATGGGTACAGGTGGCGATAATGCTGCAATCGAAGTATATGAATTACCTAGTTATAGACAAGTTGCAGAATGGCAACATAACCAAACAGCAATACCTGGACAAATTAGAGTACTTGCTGATATATGTAGATACTTAGAACAAGAAATAGGTAATACAAATGGCATATACTGGAGTGTAGAAAACAACGGTATAGGAGAAGCTGCATTACTAGTAATTAATGACTTTGGTGAAGAAAACATACCAGGGCTATTTGTAAGCGAACCAATGCGTAAAGGTCATGTACGTAAATTCCGCAAAGGGTTTAACACTACTCATGGAACAAAAATTACCGCCTGTAGTCGATTAAAGACTATGGTTGAAGGCGAAAAGATGTCTGTAGTTAGCAAACCGTTAATATCAGAACTTAAAAGTTATATTGCATCAGGTAGTAGTTACCAAGCAAAGCCCGGTGCTTCAGACGACTTAGTAAGTGCAACATTACTTGCATTAAGAATGATGGCAGTACTAAAAGACTGGGATCCAAGAATTTATAATACATTTAACCAAGCAGAAGATGACGGTGATTACGAACCGCCAATGCCAATCTTCATTAGTTCAAACTATTAAAGAGTTGATAAATACAATATGCAAACATTAAACATAGTAGCCAAAGAATTATTTAATAAGATAAGAGGACGCTTTCCGAGTGTTACTATTGGCGACGGTGAAGGCAATGTAACTACAACGCCTGAACAAGCAAGATTTTATGATTTTGATTTTATAACTGAAGGCAGAGCTGTAGGAAAGATATCTATTAGTTTAGACGAAAAGGGAGTATCAGTAGTATACAACCAAGGACTAGTTACTAACGAAGACAGTCTTACTAAAGAGAGTTGGTACAATTTTTTAAAGGAATTAAGGCAATTTGCAAAAAAGCGTATGTTAAACTTTGATACTAGAGATATTAATAAATCAAATTTAAATAGAAGAGATTACAAATTTTTAGCAAATAACCGTACAGAGGAAGAAACAATGAGCGAAGGTAAACTTTACGGTACAAGTAGATTAAGTTATCAAGATTTTGATGGCGCAAGGCTTGTATTACGTCATAACCAAGCAGTGAATCAAGAAAGAGCTGCAGGTAGAACACAAAACGTTGAAAGCATCTATATTGAAAGTGCAGAAGGCGAAAGATTTAAATATCCATATAAACATATTAATGGTGCTAGGGCAATGGCGAGACACGTTGCAGAAGGCGGCAATGCGTATGACGAATTTGGTAAACATATTGTAGGATTAAGCGAAGAGCTATCTAAATTAAAGAAATTCAAAAGTTACATGAGTCGCTCAAATGTAATGGCAGAAGGACTATCTGGATATGTTGATGTTGTTAAAGAACGTTTAACAACAGTTAAAAAGACTGTAGAAAGTTTACAAAAGAAAGCATATTATACTGAAGCATTTGAAAGTTTTGAAAAAACAGAAGTAAAAGAAGTACCACAAGATGTTGCAGAAAATTGGATTGATGAATTAACTATACGTCAGTTTAACGAAGAACTTAAAGATGTATTCCCTTACATTTATAACCTAGTAAGTGAAAACACTCGTGCAACAACTTTAGGTCCAATGGACTTAGAAGGCTACGAAGTATACCAAGGTGACATGCGTGAATCAGACGAAGAAGTAGAAGAGTCAGGCTTACAACTAAGCAAAGAAGAAATGGAAATTGAATCAGCGTTTGAAGAAATGATGGGCCAGTTTGCTGAAGGTGATATGAAGTGGAAGCAAACTAGTATGTCACCAGAAGAAGCTGTAGCAAAGTACGGCAAAGACAATGTAAAAGTTAAAAAAGGCGGACTTAACAACGGCGACGATATGGTATCAGTACATGTTGCAGATGAAAGTTTTGACCCGCAAGCAGAGCCAAGCAAAGCAGATGCAATGGCAGACGAATTTATGTCAGCATATGAAAAAGGTGGCGAAGAAGCACTAGCAAAAGCAATGGGCATGAGCGATCAAGAGCTTGACCAAGAAATTACCGAATACGGTATGGAACACGGCTTACATGCTGACGACGATAGAGATGATATTATCCAAGGCGTGATTGAACAAATAGTCGATAACATGGACGAAGGTTTAACTGATGACACTAATGAAGGCATTGATAAAGATGCTCTTCAGGCTTGGTATAGCAAATACGAAGGCAAGCGTTCATATGATGCTTATGATTTAGCAAATGGCTATTTCAAATATTATTTAGACTCAGGTATTCCTACTGACGCAATGGAAAAAGGCGAATGTGCGGCATTGATAAAGAAGTTTGGTGAAGACGAATTTATGGATGATCCATTTGGCGCTATGTATAAAGCACCAGAACTTGCTCCTATTTCAAATGCATTGCATTCCGAGTTTGCTAAAGTTGTAGGCAAACAAGCCCCGGATGAAGAAGACGTAGAAAAAGCAGCTGACATGATTGATAATACTGACGAAGGCAATGCACTTGAAAAGGACGAAAAGACTCCATTAGGCGAGTTCATACTAAGTTACTTTGATAGAGAAAACGGACAGTTTCCAAAAGGTGAAACAGCAGTACTAACAATGGTAGAGAAAGACTACGGTGAGAAATTTATTACACCTGCTAAACAATTTATTGAAATGATCAATAACAAAGTAGCAGAAGTAATGGGTTACAAAGAAACAGAAGAGCCACAAGAGATAGCAAGAATAAGAGAGCTATCAGGCTTATAATAGGCATAAAAGAATTTGAATTGTAAAAGATTCAAAATAAAGTTAAGAAAACACTTGACTTTATAAATAAAAGAGTGTAACATGTACTACATGTGTTACACTTTAACTAGGCACATAAAAAACCATATAAGGCATATAGGAGGCATTAAATTATGGCATCACTAGCAGAAATCAGAGCAAAACTGAAAGAACAAGAATCACGTTCAAGTGGTTCACAAAGCGGCGGCGGCGACAACGCAATTTACCCATTTTGGAATATCAAAGAAGGCGAGAGTGCAACTCTACGTTTCCTTCCTGATGGAGATGATACAAACACTTTCTTTTGGAAAGAACGTTTGATGATCAAACTTCCATTTGCGGGTATTAAAGGTGAGACTGACTCACGCCCAGTACAGGTACAAGTACCATGTATGGAAATGTACGGCGAAAGCTGTCCAGTACTAACTGAGGTACGTCCTTGGTTTAAAGACGCAAGTTTAGAAGACATGGGTCGTAAGTATTGGAAGAAGCGTTCGTATGTATTCCAAGGGTTTGTAACAGACAATCCGTTATCAGATGATAACACACCTGAAAACCCAATTAGACGTTTTATTATTGGACCACAAATTTTCCAAATTATTAAAGCGGCACTAATGGATCCAGATATGGAAGAATTACCAACAGATTATACTGCTGGTGTAGACTTTCGTCTTAACAAAACATCTAAAGGTGGATATGCAGACTACAGCACAAGTAATTGGGCACGTAGAGAACGTCCATTAGACGATACACAAATGAATGCTGTAAATACACATGGTCTATTTAACTTTTCAGACTTCCTTCCTAAAAAGCCAGATGAAGTGGCAGTTAAGGTTATTAAAGAAATGTTTGAAGCAAGTGTAGATGGTGAAGCATATGATCCAGAACGTTGGAGCACTTACTTCCGCCCAAGCGGAATGGCTGCACGTACAGGTGATCCAACTAAAGCTGCTTCTCCACAAGCAACTGCAACTAGCCAAAGTGCGCCTGCTGCTACACCAGCACCAGCACCGACTCCAGAGGCAACTCCAGCACCAGCTGCTGAAGTAGCACCAACTGAAGCACCTAAGACTGGCGGTGACGCAAGTGATATACTTGCAATGATCCGTAACAGACAAAACAACGGTTAGCAACATGCTTCTACTAGCAAACTCGAGAACAGAGATTCACGGTTTACCTGTCAACGTTCCAAACGCTAGTAGAAGCAAACTTTAATATAGGAGAGAAAATGGCTAAATCATTTGACGTAAGTAAATTTAGAAAAGACTTAACTAAGTCTATTCAAGGCATGAGTAGTGGCTTTAACGATCCAACGGATTGGGTAAGTACTGGCTCATATGCACTAAACTATCTTATTAGTGGAGACTTTAACAAAGGTGTTCCGCTTGGTAAGGTAACAGTGTTTGCAGGAGAGTCTGGTGCAGGTAAGAGTTACTTTGCAGCAGGTAATATTGTAAAACATGCACAAGAACAAGGCATATATGTAGTTTTAATTGACTCAGAAAATGCACTTGATCAAGCATGGTTAGAAGCACTCGGTGTTGACTGTGATGAATCAAAACTACTCAAACTAAGCATGAGTATGATTGATGATGTTGCTAAAACTATAGCAACGTTTATGACAGATTACAAAGCAATGGATGAAGAAGATCGTCCTAAAGTAATGTTTGTAATTGACTCACTGGGTATGTTATTAACACCAACCGATGTTGATCAGTTTAACAAGGGTGACATGAAAGGTGATATGGGTCGTAAGCCTAAAGCACTAACTTCATTAGTCCGTAACACAGTTAACATGATTGGCGCACATAATGTAGGCTTAGTTTGTACTAACCACACATATGCATCGCAAGATATGTTTGATCCTGATGATAAAATATCAGGTGGACAAGGCTTTATATATGCTTCTAGTATTGTTGTAGCAATGAAGAAGATGAAGCTCAAAGAAGATGCAGACGGTAATAAGATCAGTCAAGTTATGGGTATCCGTGCTGGCTGTAAGGTAATGAAAACACGTTACGCAAAACCGTTTGAAGGTGTGCAAGTTAAGATTCCATACGAAACAGGAATGAATCCACATAGTGGAATCGTTGAACTTTTTGAAGCAAAAGGTGTTATCGAAAAGCAAGGTAATAGACTAAAGTATGTTACTAGTGACGGTGAAGAAATTCTTGAATATCGTAAAAACTGGTCTGGAGACTTATTAGATAAAGTTATGACTGATTATGCTACTAAAGAAGCTTCAATGGTAAATACCTCGATTGAAGAAGATCTTGAATCACAAGAAGAAGCACTAATAGAGGAATAATTTATGAGCCACGGATTTGATGACGAATCAGTAATTGCAGAAGTTTGGACAGTGTTTAAGGAATACCTTGACAAGAAAAGTGTCGAAGCAGCTGCTGAACGATTTGTAGACTTACTAGCAGACTACGGTGTCGGTGACGACACTATGGCACAAGCAATGGGTGCAGACTTTGAACTAGATAAAGCAATTAATTATTATCTAGACATGGACGAGTCTGACGTCTTAGACGAAGAAGAAGATTGGGGTTAAAGTATGGGTTGGTATAGCGAAGTATCTAGAGACATTAATAAGATACCTGATGCTGTTAAGTTTTTCGAACAAGAACTTAACGAAGCAAAAAACGAAGTTAAACTAAAAGGCAACGTTGAAAAAGCTGCATCAGAAATGCCCGGTATTGTCGAGCATCGCTTTAACCAACTTCAAGAAATTGAAGCCATACTTCATTACCTTAATATTGAGTTACGTAGACTACGTAGTTCATTTTTTAAGAAATATCTTGAAAACTATCAACGAGCTCTGTCAAGCCGTGACGTTGAAAAATACGTAGACGGTGAGGCAGACGTTGTTGACTACGAAAAGATTATTAATGAATTCGCCCTTATGCGTAATAAGTGGTTAGGATTACTTAAAGGTCTTGATCAAAAACAATGGCAAATTACTAATGTTGTTAAACTACGAGTAGCAGGAATGGAAGATGCAAGTCTTTAAATGCTAAAGAAAGTAGCAACTTGGCTAGACATATGTAAAGCTCATTGGAAGGAAATATTTGCTCTTTCTTTTGCTTTACACTTTATAATGGATCTATTTATTATAGGTCCATTATTTTTCTTACTAGGGTACCTTTTTGGTGTTCATGTAGACCACCACTAAAGCCGTTACTAGCATCTTACTATAAGAAGACCTGGTAAATATACTAAATGTAAGGAGTAAGAATGGCGCATTCAGCAGAATACTTAGAAGAACTTAAAAAGTTACACGACAAAAAAACGTTTGGGTTAAATAGAAATATACCAGCAGTTGTACATAAGTTAATTAAAGAAAAAAATATTACTAGTTTTTTAGACTTTGGTGCAGGTAAAGGTTATACAAGTGAAACCATAACGCACACTTATCCTGATATAGAATTACATACATACGACCCAGCTACATTTCCAAACCCCTTACCAGAAAGTGTAGAACTTACATACAGTAGCGATGTGTTAGAACATGTAGAAGAACATCTAATTGATGACACAATACAAGACTTATGTAATAGATCTAGTAGATATCAATATCATCTTATTGCATGCCATCCTGCAAAGAAAGCATTAAGCGACGGTAGGAATGCTCATCTTATTATTGAAAAGCCAGACTGGTGGAAACGCAAGCTCGAACAGCTCGATGATTGGAAAATTATTCATGAAGAAGTTACAGAGCGTCATGCTAAAGTTAAAAAAGGTCCACCCCTACATGTTGTAAAATATATTGTGATGCTGGAAAAGAAATGAAACAAGTTTACGGATATTGGATGCCGTCTACTGACGAACATTTTGAAAGGCTAATAGCCAAACGAGTACGCAATGGCGGACCTGCTGAATATCAAGACGACATTAGAGAAGCGGCATATAACTATGTTACTGACTTTGATGTATGTTTAGATGTTGGTGCGAATATCGGATTTTGGTCAAAACCTTTAACAACAAAATTTAAAAAAGTTATTGCATTTGAACCACTAGAGCAAGTATATAGTTGCTTAGAACGTAATGTACAAAGTCTAAATGTAGAAATACATAAGGTTGCATTAGGTAGTAAAAACTCAACAGTTAATATGAAATATGATAGTCACAATACAGGTGCAAGTCATGTTATTGAAGGCGCAGGTGACATTAATGTTCGCCGGCTAGATGATCTTGATTTGCCAAAGTTTGGACTAATTAAAATTGACTGTGAAAGATATGAACTTGAAATTCTTAAAGGTGCTATCGATACATTACTAAAACACAAGCCAATTATAGTTTGTGAACAACATCCAGATACAGAATATTGTGCAGGTAAATTCCTTAAGGATCATGGTGCTGTTGAATTAACTAATGTTAGAAAGGATTATGTATTTGGTTGGCTGTAATACCATAATATAATTACACCCATTAAGTACGCACTAAATACTAGCATGGAACGTATCGTATTAGTAACAGGTGGATTTGACCCACTACACTCCGGTCATATAGCTTACTTTAAAGAAGCACGTAAACTTGGCGACAAACTAATTGTTGGCCTAAACAGTGACGAGTGGCTTACTAGGAAGAAAGGCAGACCGTTTATGCCCTTTCATGAACGTTGTAATATTATTGAAGAACTTGCATGTGTTGATCAAGTTATTGGATTTAACGACGAAGATGACACGGCATGTAATGCAATATTTCAATTAATTAGTACACACCCTAGTAGTACAAAAGTTGTTTTCGCTAACGGCGGTGACAGAACAGACTTTACAACTCCCGAATATAAAACATATAATGACTTAGGTTATGTTGAGTTCGAGTTTGGAATCGGTGGGGGTGATAAAAAGAATTCAAGTAGCTGGATACTAGACGAGTGGAAGGCACCAAAGACTGAACGCACATGGGGGTACTATAGAGTGGTACATGAATACGATAAACATACTAAGGTAAAAGAACTAGCAGTGCCTCCGGGCAATAAGTTATCAATGCAACGCCATCAGGAGCGTAGTGAACATTGGTTTATTGCAGAAGGTACAGCAACAGTATACACTATCAACAAAAATAGTACTGACGTAGAAACATTAGGAATATACGGTCAACACGAGTCGTTGCATATACCTGTAGGAACTTGGCATCAACTTGCTAACGAACATGACACAAATTTAAAATTAGTAGAAATACAATACGGAACAAATTGCGTGGAGAACGATATTGAAAGACAATAAAATAACAAAACAAAAGCCATTAAAAGTTTACATAGGATGGGACTCTCGTGAACCAATTGCCTTTGATGTTTGTAAAGCAAGTATACTAGAACATGCAACTGTACCTGTTAAGATTGTTCCGTTAAAAAGACATAACCTTATAAGAGACGATATGTATTGGCGTGAAGAAGATCAGCTTGCTAGTACAGAATTTACATTTACTAGATTCTTAGTTCCGGATTTAATGGGGCATAGAGGCTGGGCACTATTCATTGATAGCGACTTTTTGTTTTTAACTGATATCAAAGAATTGTTTGATCAAGTAAATGATCAGTATGCTGTTATGTGTGTCCATCATGATTATACACCTAAAGAAGGTGAAAAGATGGACGGACAAAAACAACTTAACTATCCACGTAAAAATTGGTCTAGTGCTGTACTATGGAATTGTGGACACCCTGATAATAAAGTAGTTGACAAAGAATTAGTAAACGATCCAACTATTGATGGGAAATACATGCATAGGTTTAGTTGGCTTACTGACGACAAGATAGGAAAGATAAGCCATGAATGGAATTGGTTAGTTGGATGGTATAAACCTGTTCGCGATGGTCAGCCAAAAGCAATACACTATACCGAAGGTGGCCCTTGGTTTGATCAATATCGTAATTGTGCATTTAGTAAAGAATGGTATCAAGCACAAGCAAAAATGTACGAAGAAAGAGTTAATAAACTTAATCAAGAGGTACGTGATTTAAAAAGTAGAACATTTGAAATAGAGGATTTAACATTACCAAAAGAAACTAAGACGTTACTAACAGCTCATTTGCAACATCTCATAGATCCTACAGAAGACATTTATAAATCAAAAGAAACAATTAAAAATATAACGGAGAAAAGAATGGGAATAAAAGTAGCAGCCATTGCACCCGGCGCAGACGACTTTGACCTTGACAAGAAAGGATTAGAATATGATCCTTATTTGCAAGATTTTATTATAGGGTGCGGAGGTCAGATTAGCAATTTTGATTTACAACAAGGCACTAAAAATACTTTAGTTATAAGAGGTCTTGGCGGAGGCAGCCAAAAAGCATTAAAGTATTGTATAGAAAATAATGTAGATTACTATGCAATTGATACAGGATACTTACAACCAAGTACACGTAAAGACTATCATAGAGTTACAAAAAATGCATTACAAAATTTAGGACCTATTGTTGATAGAGATGCTGACAGGTTAGGAAAGCTAAATTGGAAATGGAGAAAGCCAAGAAAAGGCAATAAGAAAATTTTAATTTGTCCACCAAGCGAAAAAGTAATGAAGTTTTATGGAGAGAACTTAGAACAATGGTTAAAGACTACTGTTGATACTATTCAAAGTTTAACTAATGCTCCTATTGAAATTAGGAAGAAACCAGACAGACATATACGTGTAACTACAGATACTATATGGGACGCACTAGACGAAGCTGCATGTCTTGTAACATATAATAGTATTGCCGCAACAGAAGCAATACTACACAGTATACCTGCAATAGCACTAGCACCTAACGCTGCATCAGTACTATGTAGTAGTAACTTACGTGATGTTGTTAAGCCACAGGTGCCGGAAAAGGCTGATGTAATTAGATATGCACAACACTTATCTTATTGCCAATTTACACCACAGGAATTAAAAACAGGTACTGCCTGGAAGTTACTTAATTCATGAAGGTTGTAAGTTATTTGAAAACTGTTCCTGCTGGGAATAGAAATATGCAAAAGCCCGAACTGCTAAGACAATTTGTTAACGGTGTTAACGCTGCTGGCGACATTGGTATTCTGCATGATCAAAATAACTTACTTGATTGTGATGTTGGTATGATCCAAGGTTGGGTATATGACAAGACTACTACTGAACATTTACGATTACGCAAAACAATTATAAAAACACAAAAACTTAATAAAAAACATTCTGCTACAGCAGATGCTAATTTATTTTTATATCACGATAAAACTAATCCGCACGGTTATTTACGTTACAGTTTTGACGGAGTATTCCCACGTACAGGTCAGTATTGTGATAGCGAGATAGACCCTACACGTTGGTTACAGATATCAAAAGATACAGGAATAAATTTACAACCATACAAAACTACAGGCGGCCATATTGTATTAATGCTACAACGTAACGGTGGATGGAGTATGGGAGGTCTTGATGTTGAAACGTGGGCTATTAGTACTATTGCTAATATAAGACGTTATACTGATAGACACATTATTATACGTTCGCATCCAGGTGACAGGTTTGCTAAAACGTATTTAAAAACTTTACATAATAAATTACGTGGACATCATTCATTGTCTATATCGAGGATTGGCACACCTTACGAAAAGGATATGCAGAATGCATGGGCTGTAGTTAACCATAACAGTAGTGCTGCTGTTGGTCCTATTATAAATGGGTATCATTGTTTCTTAACTGATCCGAAAAATAGCCAGTGTGCAGAAGTTTCAAATACTGACTTTAAACATATTGAAAAGCCGTTAGAATATGATAGAGAAAAATGGTTACAACGTATTAGTATGATGCATTGGAAGTTTAGTGAATTAACAAACGGAACTTGTTGGCGTCACATGCGTCAGTTTATTTCTTAGCCCAATAGTCTTCGGTCCTATTAACCATAATATCTTTTGGTAGACTTTTTCCAGTATTTTTACGATCGCCCTTCATATGATCAATCCATTTACCTAGTACTGTATTGATTAGCGGGTGACCACCTCCGCCTGTTTTTGCTTCTCGTAAATACATATTAGCACTATAATCGTATGCACTTGGAAAGTCTTGTTTCATACGATTTAAAATATTTCCAAATACAAAACTGTCATGCCATTCTTCTAATAGGAATATACCTTGTTCTGCTTCTTCATATACACGCTCAAATTCTTTTAAAAATTCATGGCACACTGGATGGTTAAGATTCATTCCGTAGAAACCACACTCTGGCCAAGTCTGTGATCCTTTGCCTCTACCTACATATGTTATCCAAGCATTGTCAGGTAAGCATTCTTTGAACTCGTTGTATGACCAATCGCTATGCACAAATGTATCCGCATCCATCCACACACACCACCCCTTAGAGCGCACACAAGCGTCATACACAGCGTATGTCTTATTAGCAAAGCGTATAGCGTCCCATTTAAATTCTTTATGGTGATCTCGCGGTCTACGTGCTACAATGTCAGGTGGCGGCTTACCATTTGCTTTAGGTACATCCTTCCAACGTTCTTTAAATGCATTTAGTTTGGGCAATGCTTCTTTTGAATCTAATATTGTAATTTGTTCTGGATTAGGATTTACTGGATTGCAATCTTCAGCATATACTAATAATTTAATTCTATTGTCAATTTTTTCAGCAAAGCTATCTAAAAATCTTTGTCCGTATAATGAAAGTCCTGGCTGATGGAATGTTGTAACCACAGTTATGTCTGTCATGTGCTATCCTTATTAAATACTGTATATAGGTATTTAACAATGATTTTTTGTCTTTACACAGATTATGGCGCACAAAATAGCCAGCCAATATTTGAAGCATTTGCTAAAAGTATAATTGATGCTGGCCATACTGTAATTTATAATGAGCCGTATAGAGTAATGGATCATTATAATAATTATGATGTTGCTGTTATATGGAGTGTGCTGTGGAACGGAAGAATGTTAAAGAACAAAACGATATGGGATCAGAATCGTTTACTAGGACGTCCTGTTATAGTTTTAGAAGTAGGCGGCATTAAACGTGGAACAACTTGGAAAGTAGGATTAAATGGAATTAACAGAACTGGTTACTTTAGTGAGCAAAACAATGATAGGTCTAGGGCTGATAACTTGGGACTGGTTTGTAAACCTTGGAGATCCGACGGGGATTTTATTTTAGTATGCGGACAGCATGATAAAAGCCTACAGTGGGAAAGTATGCCAAGTATGAGCAATTGGTTTATGCAAACATATAAAGAAATACGTAAACACTCACAGCGTCCAATATTGCTTAGGCCGCATCCTCGTTGTAGATTGCCTAATATTGAACTGGGACTAGAGAAAGTGTACAGACAAGAGCCTCGTAAACTTACAGGTACATATGACGACTTTGATATGAAGTTTGATAATATATGGGCTACAATAAGTTGGTCAAGTAACCCAGGAATACACAGTATTATTAATGGTGTTCCGGCATTTGTAAGTAATAGCTCATTAGCATATCCGGTAGCAAATGATATAGATTTTCTACATGACATTGAAGATCCGCATATGGGTGGTAGACAAGCATGGCTTAATGATTATGCACACACCGAATATACTGTTGACGAAATTGCTAAAGGCATTCCTCTAACTAACCTGTTAGACCAAATAACTTCTTGACTTTACTGTTATTTTACTGTACAATATACGTATTAGTTGAGGAGAACTATATCCATGAAGACGTGCGAAGAATGTTTAGAAACTTTAATAGGATTGCATAAAGGTCCTAAGTTTGATTTAGAATCATCAGACATTAACTTTCTAGGTAGTATTGCTAGACAAACTTTCAAAGGAGTTGGACTTACAGACCGTCAGTACGATGCTGTTAAAGAAAAACTTATGACAACATACAAAGCTCAGTTTGTAGATAACGGATGTGATATTGAAACAGCAGTTAGCGTTTTAAAATTACCGTTAAGAAAGTTAGATAGAGCTAAATGGATTAGAGTACTCGACGATGCATACTATGAAGAACCAACTATAGGTGTACGTTTTGTTTTTAGTAAAAAGTTAATTGCAAAAAAAGAAAATTTAATATCTAATGCAGTTCATATAGGATACGATAGGATAGAAAAAGTTCATCATTTTCAACTAACAGAAAATAGTATCTATCATATTGTAGAAGAATTTAAAGATTCGCACTTTGATATTGAAGAGCAATTACTTAACCAACATAGGAAAATATTAACAATAATGCAAAACAAAAACGATTACGTTCCTGGTGTATATAATTTTAATTTAAAAAACTTACATCAAAAAGGTGTTGAATATGTTGTGTCGTCGTTAGGCGAACCGACTCCGTCAAACTTGTATAAGTTTTATGACCGAAGAGAATTATTAGGACTATCTCACTTTGATCAAAATGATTTAGAGCAAACATTTAAATCATTATTACCACTAACTAAAAAATTAATACAGCGAGAAAAAACACATGTATTAGTTAAGCCACAAGAGTTTACTATTAACAACTTAGTAGAATCGGTATTAGAATTATACCGCTTCCCATTACTAATTGTATTAGATGAAAGAAGTGCAGCAGATGAATTATTTGAATTTAATAGAGCGTTCTCCGGAGTTATACCTAACGAAAGTATGACAGTTATGTTTAGATTAGATAATAAAGATCAAGATGCATTAGAATTTAATCGTTATATTAAAGAACATAATTTAAATAATCCGGTTGACAAATCTACCAAAATAGTGTATATTAATAATAACAAAGTATCAAAGCCGTTACTGTCTTCTAACTGGAAGCCAATTACTGCTATTACAACAAACTCGAGACAGAATAATAAAGTTGAAACATACTTAGGTGAGTTAGATTTAGTTATGCATTACGATGATGATGTAATTTGGAGAGGAAGCCAAGTAGAAAAAATATGAGCTGTAGATTAATAATACAAGACGAAGTAAACATTAAGTTAGAAGGACTTGATGTAGACGTGCGAAGAAAATTATCAAATGCACTAAAGTTTGATGTGCCATATGCAAAGTATATGCCACAGTATAAACTAGGACGTTGGGATGGTAAAGTTGCTTTCTTTGGCATCGGTGGTACTGGCTATGTTAATCATTTAGATACTGTAGTTTCGGTATTACAAAAAGAGAATGTTGAAATAGTAGACATTGTAGATCAAAGGCATCCTGTAGATTTAAAATTTACTCCGGTGACTGAGAACTATTGGAAGGACCAAGGCGTTAAGTGGCCTGAAGGTCATCCAGCAGAAGGCGAAGATATTATTCTACGTGATTATCAAGTAGAAGCAATTAACAACTTTGCAAACAATCCACAGAGCCTACAACAAATTGCAACAGGCGCTGGTAAAACTATTACTACAGCAACGCTTTCGCATATGAGTGAACCGTATGGTAGAAGTCTTGTTATTGTTCCTAATAAATCATTAGTAGAACAAACAGAAGAAGATTACATAAACTGTGGACTTGATGTAGGAGTATACTTTGGTGACAGAAAGATGCTAGGCTGTACACATACTATTTGCACATGGCAAAGTTTAAATATTTTAGATAAGAAAACTAAAGATGGATCTGCTGTACTTAGTCTTGCTGAGTTTTTAGAAGGTGTAAGTACAATCATTATTGACGAAGTACACCAAGCAAAAGCAGAAGTATTAAAAAAACTACTCACACAGAACTTGCGTAACGCTCCAATACGTTGGGGACTTACAGGTACTATACCTAAAGAAAAGTTTGAGTTTGAATCAATACATGCAAGCATTGGTCCAGTTATTGGACAAATTAGTGCAAAGGAATTACAGGACAAAGGTGTACTTGCACAATGTCATGTTAATGTAGTACAACTAATTGATGTTGTACAACACAGAGATTATCAGTCAGAATTAAAGTATCTAGTAACTGACGACAATCGACTAGAGTATATAGGCAAATTATTGAACACAGTTTCCCAAACGGGTAATACACTAATACTAGTAGATAGAATTAGTGCAGGACAGAAGTTAGCAGAACTTATTCCTGATAGCACATTCGTTAGTGGCACTGTTAAGGTAAAAGATAGAAAAGAAACATACGATGAAATTAAGGATGGTACTAACAAAGTTATTATTGCTACATATGGAGTAGCGGCTGTTGGTCTAAATATTCCAAGAATTTTCAACCTTGTACTTATTGAACCTGGCAAAAGTTTTGTTAGGGTCATACAGAGTATAGGTAGAGGCGTAAGAAAGGCAAAGGACAAGGACTTCGTACAGATATGGGATTTAACATCTACATGTAAGTATGCGAAGAGACATTTAACACAACGTAAAAAATTCTATAAGGAAGCAGAATATCCTTTCACTATAGAAAAAGTAGATTGGAATTAGACTATGAGAATATTAACGCTAGAAAATAAATCGTTTGAACTAAACGACATGCCAGAACAGATTGAAGATGAAATACGATTTGCCGTATTAGATAACAGTGACCCAAAAGAAACAGATTTCTTTTTTGTACCAATGATCTTTTTAGAATCATTTAGTGCGCCAGCAATGGTAATGGAAATTAACGGACATGAAATTATGATGCCGGTTGATTGGAGTATTGCTGTAGGCGACAGTGAAAGCGGTGCTGACTTAGAAGTATTACCGTTAACCAGTATTAATGATAGGGGCTTTGAAGCATTCCTTTTTAATCCGTTAACAAGTTTTAAGTGCGACTTTGGTACTGTAAAGATTACTAACTTTTATTCAGATGTAAAGTGGTATTTCCCTAAAGTAAAAAATAATCAGTTACTTTCAATACCGATTACAGAAGGCGACAATCCGTTGTGTGCCTTCTTCATTAAAGAGATAAGCAGACAAAGCGAAGTTATCGACTTTGGTCAATTGTTATAGATAGGAGAACACAATGACTTTAAAAGCAGGAAAAATATGGGGTCAGACAGAGCTGATCCATGCTAACGGTGTATTAGAGTTTCACCGTATTGAATACAAAGGTGGATTCAAATGTAGTGAACACGAACATAAATTTAAATGGAACGGCTTCTTTGTCGAGTCAGGTAAAATGTTAGTACGTGTTTGGCAAGAAGATCAAAACTTAGTAGACGAAACTATTTTAAATCCAGGAGACTTTATGCAAGTAAAGCCCGGCAAAATACATCAGTTCGAAGGTATCGAAGACGGTGTAGCTTTTGAATTATATTGGGCTGAATTTAATCACGACGACATTGTTAGACGCACAGTAGGTAGTCCTGTAAAATAATGTTTAGTAAGAAGTACATAGAAGAACTTCGTATTTTACATGCTGACAAAAAAAGACTTAGAGGTTTTGGCGGCAAAGTAAAAGACTTAGGTGAGTTTCACACTTACATGAGTAAGTGGGAACCTTCTAGTGTACTTGATTACGGTTGTGGTAAAGGAATAATACTTGCTAACCTAAAAGAGCAATACCCCAATTCAGGATTTGTAGGATACGATCCTGCTGTTGCATTGTATGCAAATAATGCAACTGAAGCAGAGTGTGTGTTTAGTAACGATGTATTAGAACATATCGAACCAGAATATATTAGTCAAGTTTTAGAACATATAAGTCATCTTGCTAAAAAATATATATGGTTAAGAATAGACACACTACCTGCCCGCAAAAGATTATCAGACGGACGTAATGCACATTTAATTATTGAAGATCAATCATGGTGGTCAACAACAATACAAAATAGTATTCAAGGCACAATAGTATATAATAATGTTAACAAAAAAGGAAAACTAGATGTCGCAATTGAGAGGTAATTTAATTCCAGGAGCTGCACTAATATACGAAAGAGCAGACGGAGTTGTATATGCAAAATATAGAGATACCCCACACAACAAAATTCCTCGATGGATTATTGGTGGTGATCCGGGTGGCGTTGCAAGAGCACAAGGCCATCTGTTAGACTATGCTGCATGGCAAGAGCTATGCGAAACTGCTCAAACTAACTTTACATTAAAAAAAATAATGGATAACTTAGTAACAACATACTATACCATTAAGGAGCAACATGACTAGTAATTATATTTTCACAAGCGAAAGCGTAAGCAAAGGACACCCAGACAAGGTTGCTGATCAAATCAGTGATGCATTAGTCGATGCTGGGTTAAAGAATGGTGACGAAACAACTCGTGTAGCAATTGAAACACTTGTAACTACGAACCACGTAACATTAGCAGGCGAAGTAAAAAACTTTAACGTAACCAAAGACGAAGTGAAGCAAATTGTTCGTAACAAGGTTAAAGAAATTGGCTATGAACAAGATGGATTTCATTGGGACAAATTAAATATCTATAACGAGATTCATTCACAAAGTGCAGATATTGCATTGGGTACAGACACTTTTGGAGCAGGTGACCAAGGACTTATGTTTGGTTATGCTTGTAACGACAATGAAGCAATGATGCCAGCACCAATTTATTATGCACATAAGATATTAGAGACATTAGACACTGTTAGACAAACAGTGGACTTTTTAGGTCCTGATGCAAAGTCGCAGGTAAGTATTGAGTATGAAGGCAACCAAGCAAAAAGAGTTGATCAAGTTGTTATTAGTACACAACACGCAGAAGGCAAGAATGAAATTGCATCAGCATTAGCAAGACAATCAGCAACTGCTGTATTAGGAGATTTAATTGATGAAAGAACTACATGGCATGTTAACCCTACTGGAAATTTTGTTATTGGTGGTCCTGACGGTGATGCAGGTGTTACTGGGCGGAAAATTATTGTTGATACTTATGGGGGTTATAGTCCTCATGGCGGTGGTGCGTTTAGTGGCAAAGACCCAACAAA